TCACTGAGCTGGCGTCTGAGTGACGGGACCAGTAGCGATGACGCGCTCCAGATCCGTGGCACCTTCGAGCGTCTTTGTCAGAGCGGCATCGAACGCCGTGATATCGACATGCTCGGCCAGCTTGGACATCGAAGCGGCCAGGACGCCCTGAAGCACAAGGCCACCGACGCTAATGCCCTGCTGCACCGTAGGCGTGTCAGCCTTGCCGAGAGACTGATTCACGAGACCTTCAAGAGCGGAGACAGATGTAAAAGCCATAACTGTTTCTTCCATAAAAAAAGCCACCTCGGTGGGCGGCGTTGCATCCGACGGTCTGACAGCCCCATGGCCGCCTCCTTCGGAGATCTGAGGAATGAGGATGATCGAACCGGGTCCGACAGACGGGTTCAGTCAGGTGGGGGCTTTGGGCTTGCCCTTGCTGTCCAGGATCGGCACGCCGCTGTCTGCGCCTGCCTTTTTCAAAAGCGGCGCTTCAGCCCGCGTCGTCATGACGGCCGTGAGCCCGATCTTGTACATGGCGGCGGCATATTTCTGCTCAAAGGCCAGAAAGCTCAGAAGCTGATACGGCCTTACCCAGATCGATCCGGGATCCGGTGGGGCAATGCGAGACCGCAGAAAGCCGCAGATATTCAGCAGCATCGACGTCAGAACAAGAAAAATGCCGACCCAAAACAGGACCTGAGGCGGGAGGAAGCCGAGAAGGTCAGACAGTTGCATGGCCTACCCCCATGATCGTCTGCTTGCCCAGGAACACGTCCCGTTCAAAGGCGCGGCGTGTGGTCAGGCCAGCCAGTTCGACCAGATGCCCTTTCACGGTCGCCTTGTTCCAGCGCGTCAGCTCATTGGCTGCACCGATGTAACAGCCGGCATTCAGCTTGCGCAGCAGCGTGGAGCTTTCCACGGCAGGCGTTCCGACATTGTACTGCCAGGACAAAAGAGCGGCCCGCTGGACGTCCGAAAGCGGCACCTTGACCAGGCGGGACAGAGCGATGTCCAAAGCTGTGACAGATTGCAGCAGCAGGCTGGCAGCGTCCGCCTCACCGATGGGCGGCGTCTTGGCCGTGACGGGCTTGCCGTCCTTCAGCCAGCGGCTGCCGTAACCGATTGTCCAGTATCCGGCAGGGCAGATATAGGGCTTCGACCGGAATCCTTCGAAACCGGGTCTTTTCAGGAGCGTCGTGGCCAGCACGACGGCAGTTTCATTCATAGGTTTTCCCCATTGGCTTTTATTCTAAGTAAGATAAATATTTCTAGAGTAGCCAACTTAATAAAAAGGTTTCGCTGTGAGTTTGGATTTTGGGAATGTTTCCGATTGGGTGCAGGCTGCTTCGGCAGTTCTTGCTCTTGGCGCGTCTGTTTTTATAAATAAAAAATCTAATGATTTTTCAATAAATAGAGATAAAGAAAAGGATAAAGAAAATACCAGATTTATTATAAAAAAATCAGTTCTTTCATCTGATATAATATTAAATAATCTGAAACAGAGAAGGTCATTTTTAGAAAAGGTAGTAGAATCCAGTCCATATACTATGGAGACTGGTATTGATGATATTAACGTTTTTAGTTTGTGTCAAAATTCGATATATAAATGCATTGAAAAGTGTATTTCAATCGATGTGGTTGAATCTCTTTTCGAGTTGTTGCAGTGTTTGGACCACATACGTACAGATCTTTCTGGAGAAAAATCTGTAAGTTTAGCGATTGAAGATTTGAACTCCTGGATTCCAGTTTTAGATGAGAAAATTCGTAAGCTTTCCAGAACATCTGTGTAATATTTTACTTTCCAATAGACACCACCAAATGAACCACCCCAGACCCAAGTATTGACGTTGCCAGGGTGACAAGTGCTGTCACTACAGCCTTGCCACCCATGACGCGGTCAACCTTGGATCCAAGTGCCTTGATCCCGTCTTCCAGGTCTTCTTTCAGATCGCTGATTTGAGTGCGTAGGGACGCAATCTCAGAGCGCATCTCAGCCCGTAGATCAGACTGGTTGTCGCCCAAGGCCGAGACAAGGGTTTCCAGCTTGAGCACCCGGTCCTCCAGAACCCGGATCACCTCATCCTTGCTTGCAGGTGCAGAGAGGGTCGAAGAGGAGGTCTGTGTATCGGACATGGTTTTTCCATAAAAAAAGCCGCCCGGAGGCAGCTGTCAGAGAACGTCAGAAAAGAAGGGACAGAGATCAGGTCATGATCGGATCGGGCCGCGTCGGTAATGCCGTGCTGGTCGTGTCCGTGCCATCCGCAATGGCTGCGATGGCTTTCACATAGGTCTTCATTTGATCCGTAAAAGCTTCACCCATCGCGGCGGCCAGATTGACCTGGTACTGGATCCAGGCCTGTTCGGATTTTGCCTGGTCAGGCAGCGGCACAGGAACAGGCGGCGGTGTGTAGTCGATCAGCTGGCCGTCCTGAACGCCCTTGTTTCCCTTGTCCGCGTAGTCTCCACCCAGGGCCTGCCAGTCAGCAGCGGACAGAAGTAGCAGATCATCAAGCGCTGGCAGGTTCTTATGAGACCCAAGGGTCCACAGGTCGTACCAACCCGTGACAGCAGCAGGCTGGGCAGCCGTATGATCAAATTTCGCAGCATAGCGGCTGGCATAGACCAGAGCGCCGCCTGAGACCGGAATATTCGTCGCTCCGACCGTCTCGGCAAACTGGTCTGCTGTCAGGGCAATCAGATCAGATACAGATGGCAGTGCCAGCACGTTGATCTGTGCCTGGACGTTGTTCGTAGTCCCGGCCCAGACGTCCAGGACACCCGTGACGACAGATCCGTCCGTGGTTGCATAATAGCGGGCGGGATAGGCCGCTTTGATTGCATCGAGTGCAGTTGTCATATCGTTTTGTCCTATCGAGGCCCGGACGCAATCACAGAAATCTGCTGCGATGCGCTGGAGTTCGAATTGATTGTAAATCCGCCCGAGTCGGCGTTGGTCCACCACAGATCAAGGCGCTGCGTCGTGTTGAAATTGATGCTGTCCGGGCTTCCTGAAAATCCGGACGGGAAATTCACACGCTGACCGCTCTGGATGACGACCTGCCAGCAGTGCAGCTTTTTCGACCTGTCCAGAGGCAGATCTCCAAGCTGCGCCAGAATGTAGCTGGTGAGAGATCCGTCGGGCTTGTAACCGCTCAGGTAAGGCGCATTGGCGCTGTTGCTGAAATTGACCGCGTTGATCTTCAGATCCCCGCTGGATCCGGAGGTTGTCGGCTGCGTCGTGACGTAAGTGCCGGTCGGCTGTTTGTTGTTGATCTGGCTCTGAAGATAAGCGGCGGTGTCCGTCAGGGCCTGTGACTGCGCATAGTTGCCAATCGGTTGCGCATAGCTGCGGATCTGGTTGGAGACGTTCGCATTCGTGGGGACAGCCAGAGCGCCCCAGGTCGTCAGGAACTGGAAATAGGCAGCGCTATTGTCCTCGGTCGGTGCGTTGACCAACTGAATATTCAGAACAGGAAAATTCCCGCCGCCGACATCCTTGTTGATGAACCGGTTCTGGGCATCGACAGCGGGCAACGCCTGCTGAGACCCCCAGTTCGTCACGGACGGAACAAGCGCCTCCACATACACCTGAAGGAAGGAGAACGCCGCGCTTCCGGCCGTCATATTGCCCCGCAGCGCCAGAGACCCATTGCCATCGAGGACAGGCGTGTAGGACGCCGGCACCCAGGAATAGACCCGAACGGTTCCAGTGAAATTCAGCGCCTGCGCAGTATTCTGCGTCGTGCCTGTCACGGTTTGCCGGCTAAGGGTATTCGGGGTGCCGACTGTCAGAACACCCACACCCCATTCAGCCTGTGTGCCGTCATCGGCAAAATAGAACACCTGCCCACCACCCGGAGCCGCCGAGGCGAAAGAGCGTCGGTCCTGGACGGCACCATTCAGCACGAACGACGCGGTGCCCGGATTGGTGGCTGTCTCCAGGACGAGATCAAGAAGAAGCGGTGCTGCCACGTCAGAGCCTTTCCGTCAGTGTAAGGGTTTGGGCATGCCGGTCGGCTGGCCCAAACGGGTTGGAGAGATCACCACCGGACAGACGCCCGAACAGCGCTGTCTGGGCCAGCACGGGCGCACTGACAGACGGATCCGGCACGAACAGAATGTTCTGGCCCGTAGCTGCGACACGCTGGATCTGGCGCAACACGACAGCGTCCGCATCGCCGTAGGACTGATGCGCGATCGACAGGCCACGTTGGACGTAACGCGCATCCACGAACTCGCCGCCTGACAGCGTCGTGGTGCTCTGCTGCCCCACCGTCAGGCTTTCCGTGCTTTCAGAAGAATAGTTCCGCATGGGCTGCCAGAGCGGCCCGGCATAGGCCAGCGGGATCGAAATGAAGCCGTCCGGATTACTGGCATCCCAGACCGTGATTTCAAGAGAGTCACCAGACACAGGCGCTGCCAAAATCCGCAGGCACTGCCCGTTCTGGATATTGGCACCAGCCGTCTGATCGAACGTCACGGTCGTACCGTTCCGGATCTGGATGCGCCAGGTTGCTGCTGTCGTCAGGTTGGTCCGGTGCAGACTGATTGCCCGGATCGACTGGACAGAGCCAAGCGCCGCCTTGACGTCAGCACTCCATCCGGTGCCCCCGGCTGCCACGCGCCAGGCGAGGCTGGCCGCGCCCTGCTGGTTTTGCAGGTTGGTAACGGGCAGGCCAGAAACGCCATTGCCGGACAACGCAGCCGGCAGCAGTACATTCTGCCAGCCAATGCCGCAGTTTTGCATTTTCAGACCAGTATTGTGAGAGTTGTTGTATTGCCGGAGCTGGTGACGTGTTCGCTGACTACAATCCCAGGAACAGCGGATTTCGCACCGGGCACAGGTGCCTGAAGCGACACCGCATCCCCGAGATCCACGGCCAGAGCCACGGATTGCGGCACGTCTACCGCCCAGAGATGGCGGCGCTTGCCCCAGACCGATCCGTGCCAGTGCGCAATCCCTACGGCATCAGCCTGATTGGCCAGGGCCGTGGAGATCAGTGCGGGATCGTTTGGAACACGCCACTGAGATTTGACGGTCGTATCAAACCACACAGCGCCCCGGTCGCTTTCGGCAATCAGGGACTGACGATCCGCCGAGGCCTGTGGGTGCAAACCGGATCCGGACGTCTGGACTGTGAAATTGTGCTGCCAGCCAATGCGCCAGCGCCAGGTTGGCGGATCCAGAGAACTGTCCAGAGACACGGGCGAAATCGCGCTGATGACGTCCGTGGTCAGGGTGAGGAGCGGATCCCCCGCATCCGCAGGATCCTGCAATCGGATCGGCCGTAGGGTCCCTGTTCGTGTCGGGACCAGGGAAATGCCTAGACCCGACAATAGTGTGCTGACCGCCTGACGGCCTGTCACACTGCTGGACCCGTCCCAGAACCATCCACCTGCATACGGTGCCAGGCTGGACGTCGCAGTCCAGGCCGCATCGATATAGGCAGAGGGCATCACCATATCTTCAATCAGGAACTGTCGCAGAACGTCCAGGACGTTGGCAGGAGCCGCGCCCGATCGAAATCGCCCTACCGCATCGACAGTGATTCCATAAACGGGTTTGGTGCCCAGCCGGATCCAGGTGCCCGCACTACTGGAGAGAACCGTATAGGTGCCCGGATCCGGAGACGTGGCATAAAGATCGGTGACGGTCCCGCCAGAAGCGATGCCGGCGTATCCACCCTCGTACAGCGCCACCACATCCGCCGGCCCGTCTGACAGCTGATAGACGTAGTTGCTGCTGTCGATCAGAACAGGCGTGACATTGCAGACCGTGCCCCGCAGGCGCGGCACATCTCGGCCGACGACGTTGCTGTCTCCGTCCAGACGCCCGGTGCCTCCATAGACCGACACAGGAACGGTCCCGTCCAGCCAGTAGGTGGCATCGAGCAGTGTAATGGACACGCTGTTCAGACCTGGCTGCCAGTTTTTCCCCAAGCCTGCGAATACGGGACGGAGGGAGCCAGAGGCCGGATCCGTCCAGATCTGCCGTGCCGCATCCCAGAGACGTTCACCCTCCCGGAGCGTAACGGGAAGATGGTCATTCACACGGCTTTGCAGCAGGCCATCCAGTACGCCGTCCGGATTGGCCAGCGTCAGGATCCCGATCGAGAACGATCCGCCCAACGCATCTGCTGACAGGGTCAGGGACCGGGACAGATCCAGAGCCTGGGTGACGTAAGGTGGATAGGGGATATGCGTTTCCGTCACATAGCCCGCATCCGAGAACCGCAGGGTTTCGACTGATTCCGGGTTATCCGGATATTGCGTCAGAGCCCCCCATGGAACATTACCCCACCCTGGAACCGCTGCCGGCTGCGTGACGGCCGGCAGAACGATTTCCATATCAACTGTGCGAAACCTCATGCCGCCCTCGGCCGTGTGGCGTCGGTGACGGCCTGAAGCTGCGCTGTTTTCTGCGTTGCCGTGGCAACCTTCACCAGTTCAGCCATTTGGTCCTTCATGCCTTTCAGGAGGTCATTGGTCTGCTGAGAGAGTTTCTGGACCAGGGCCGCCGTGATCTTGTCACTGTCCGACTGACCAAGCGCTTTGAGGATATTGGAGACCTGCGTGAAGTCCGTGCTGTATCCGGTGCCGGAGCCCTGCCACGTTTTCGACGTGGACAGGAAGGTGCTGGCATCGGACTGGATCCGCGACAGGGCATCATAATCCCCACCCAGTGCTGCCTGATAATCGCTCATCAGGTTGTCATTGGCGCTCTGGTACTGCGCCTGGGCAGACAGGGGCGATGCGTCAGACGTATTCAGCCCGCGCGCATAATCCGTCAGGCTGGAAAATACCGACGTGACAGATTGCTGCGCCTGGTCCTGATACTGCTTCAGTTGCGCCACGGACGTGCCGGTGTACTGCTGCTGGATCTGGAGGCGCTCGGCCGCCAGTGTTTTTTCCAGATCGGCTGACTGATCCACGTAGGCCTGCTGGGACGCATAGGCGTCCCCCAGAAAGGACCGCCATGTGTCTTTCAGGGACTGCCGTTGCTGATCGGCACTGGTGTCGAAATTCAGGAGCGCTGCCCCCTGATCATCACCTGTGGCTGTCAGGTACCGTGCCCGGACACCCGCATCAGACTGATTGAGCGTGGTCATGTTGTTCGCATAACCCTGCGCATACAGAGACTGATATTTGGACGTGATAGAGGCCCCATCCAGCCCATAGGCCGACGCCTGCGACGCCGCAGCGTCATAGGTCTGTTTCAGCGTAGCCATCTGATCCACCCAGGACTGCTGCCCTGAAACCGTAGCAGACAGCAGGCTGGGCATCGTCGTGTTGACGAACGTGCTGATCGTGGAGATCTGCGCCTGGAGGTCGGACGTGGACAGCGACTTGCCGTCCAGCGCCGTATCGAGCGCCGTTTTCAGATCCCCGGTCGCTTCGGTGAAATTCTGGATCGTGACGGTGCCGTCCGAATTGAATTTCGAGACCGAGACGCCAAGCTGATCCACTGTATCGGCCATGGTCTTCAGGCTCTGGATCGCCGCCGTATAGGTGGAGACGTCCGTAATATCCGAGGGCATCCCCTGAGACAGCGCCTGATTGAACGTGGCATCAGAGCTGGTCAGCGTGGAACTCTTGAGCAGGTCCGTCAGGGAAACGGACCGCATCGCCGCATTCTTGTTGTTTTTGTCGTTGCGGACCGTGCCCAGGTAGCCACCGCCGATGTCAGCTCCAGTTGCAGACAGAACGCTGTTGATCGAGGAAATGTCTGTCTTCAGCTGTTCAGTGATCGTGTCCGTCTGTGCCTGGTTCCAGGTCTGGCCCAGAGACAGTTGGCCATCGATCGTCTGCACCTGATCGATCGTGTAGGGGTTTTTCTTGTGCCCGAAGAGGCCACCAAGAAGACCGCCCAGACCACCTCCCACCAGGCCACCGATCAGCGTCCCAACGCCTGGAATAAACGAGCCGGCCAGCGCACCAATGCCGGAGCCAATTCCGCTGCCCAATGTGCCGTTGGTTCCACCACCGATACCCCCGAGAGCAGAACCGAGACCGAACCCAGCCCCAACGCCGCCGAGCAGATTGCCGACTGTTGCCGTTCCGAACAGATTGGTTTTTAGCCCCGAGGATAGCCACGAGGTACCACCAAGGCCGCCAAGCGAACCGGAAGCTGATGCCGCAGATCCTAGCCCACCCAAGGCGTCTGCATCATCCTGCGAGCCGACATTTACCGTTGGAATAGAAACACCCCCCACAGTGCTGCCACCTCCAAAAAGGGAGCCGATACTGCCAAGGGTTATGCGGCTCTTACCGTCGATGGCACTCAGAAGCGGATTGATGAGCGCCAGCTTGGCGATCATGGAGACCAGCTGGCTTTCAACGCCCTGCATGGCAGATTTGAATGTCACCCCGCCATTCGAGGCGTTGACGAAGGCCTGCGTGAAGTCACCCGAGAGCGTGTCCGCTGCTGAGGAAATATCACTGGTCAGCTCATTCAGTGCATCCTGTTGCTGCTGATAGGCATTCGTGGCTGACTGGATCGCCGCCACGTTATCCAAGTCAGTTTGGCTGGCTTTGGATGTGAGATCGGCACCATTCTCCAGAAGGCTGTTCCGCTCTTTCAGAACGGCCAGCTGAACCGAAACCGCATCCGAGTTTTGACCCAGCGACGCCGTTTCTGCCTTGATGTAATCCAGATCGAGGGACTGACCATAAGCCTTGCGGGCGGTGGTCACGTCCGCCTGTGCGGCCGCAGACTTGTCCAGGGCATCCGTGAGAACAGCCAGCTGACGTGCCTGTTCTTTCGTATTGCCTGTCGAGGTGTTCTGAATCGTCTCGGACGCCTCAACAGACCGCAGATACTGGTCCAGGCTGCCCTTGCTGCCATCATAGGAAGCAAGAAGCGCTTCCTGGGCAGTCGTCTTGCGGGTCATGGCCTCGATTGAGGCGTTGAACTCACCCGTCAGGATCTGCTGTTCCCGCGCTTCTGCGATCAGAATGTCAGCGGTGGAGGCATGGGCCTGACCCATTTTACGGGCAGCGTCCTCGACCTGCTGATCCACCTGGACCATGGCTTTCTGCGCAGCTGATCCAGCCCAGGCTGCATCCGTGGCCTGTTCCTGCTGATGCGCCAGTTCCTGAAGCGGATCCCGGAGTTCGTTCAATGCCCCCTTATGGGTCATCAGACGATTGGTCAGATCCTGAGTGGACGCCGCGTAGTCGGCATCCGTCACCTTGCCAGCCTTGTGCAGGTCATCCAGCGCGGCCTGGGCAGACGTCAGCTGCTTGATGGCGTTGGTCTGATCTTGCACCTGGGACGCCGTTGAACCGTCTGACGTTTTCAGAGCGTCGCTGACTTTTGCCTGCATGTTGGCAACAGTCGTGGCACCATAGACCTCGCCACCCGTGACCTTGTTCGCATAATCCTGAACAGATTGCGGAACAGACTTTGAGCCCTTCAGGTAGGAATCAACATTTCCTTCGCCCCAGTTATACGCCATGGCCACGAGTTGTTCGTTGCCGGAATACTTGGAGTATAGCCGGATCAGAAGCCGTTCAGCGGCCGTGACGTTGCCAGTCGGATCTGTGAGGTCATTCCCGGCAGCATTGGACGGCATCACCTGCATGGCACCAATGGCGCCGGCAGGCGACGTGACCACCTGACCGTTCTTGTACTGACCCGTGGCACTTTCCACGGGCTGGATCCGGTGCGCCAGGGAGAGGACGTCAGAACTGGCCCCGATCTGAGAACCAACACTGTCAATCAGTCCGGAAATTCCAGAAGATGAGCCGCTGCGCAGCGTTGCCTGCTGCGCTTCGTAGGCCACATGAGCAGGACTAAAAGAGTCCATCCATTTTTTGAGGCTCTGGACTTCCCTCCCCAGAGCCGCCAGGGCATTGATCCCCTTCGTAGCGCCCGCGACGATGCCGTCCCCAATGGAATTCGCGAAGCTCTTGGCCCCTTCGATCTGAGGAGCCCAGTCGTCCCGCAGGTCATGCAGCGCTTGCTGGAATGGCGTCAGGCCTTGTTCTGCTGCGCCCTGTGTTGCCGTGCCGACCTGCTGCATGAGCAGCTTCCAGGCCTGAAGCCGATTGCCAGAATTTTGCAGATCTTCGATCTGGCTGACCAAACTCTGGTGAACCCCCAGTAGGCCCTTGTCTGCAAAATCCTCGGCCGCCTTGGCGGGATCCGCATAGGACTCTGCCATGGTCTTGGCAGCTTCCGGTACGGTTTCACCCATCACTTCGGCCAGATCCCGCGCCTCGGCTGACAGTGCCCGGAGGCTGGAGCCATCGACAGTGGGCACGGCTGCAAAAGTCGTGGTGACGGACCGGCTTTCATCCAGCGATAGGCCACTGCTGGACGACAGCTGGCGCGCTGCGGCTTCGGCCGACGATGCCATAGCCGCATAATCGTCGCGGGTCGCTCGCAGGTGCTGTGACAGGGTCGCCAGCTGCTCCTGTTCGGCTTCTGCTGCAGAGCCAACTTTGTAGAGAGCGGCAGCGCCCGCAAGAGCAGCAACAGCTAGGCCACCTGGCCCCGCAAGGAACCCACCCACGATTTTAACGGTGGAGCCCAGCCCACCCATCACCTGCACCATATTGGGTACCTGGTAGAAGGCGGCTTTCATGGCGGATCCGCCGCTCATCACTTGGTCAAAAAACTTATGCGCTTCGTCAGCGACGATTCCGAACTGATAGCCAGACAGTTTGACCTTGTCGGTCGTGTCCTGGAGCGCATTGCTGGCCCCCTTGGCTGATTTCACCGCCGCGTCATGGGCGTCCGATAGTTTCTTAACCTTGGCCGCTTGAGCGTCGATCGTGCGGGCGGCTTCCGCCTGCGTTACTTCACCGCGTCTGACACTTTCATTCACTGCATTGATAACAACAGTGAGTTCGGCCTGCTCTTTATTGAGTTTGTTTGCCGATTTTGTAACAGCATCTAGGGCATTTACATAGCCACGACCTGACTTAGTAGTGCGTCCAATTTTGGTATCTGTGACCTCGGCAGATTCACCAACCCGGTCCAGACCATCTGCCACCTTGTCCAGGGCATTGGCGTCCGCCTGTGCTGCAGATGCAATCTGGCCTCGGTAAGAGATTTCAATTTGCTCTACAGTCGGCATAGTAGAAGCCCCATTTTACGAAGAGGTTATTGTGAGAATTTCAAAATTGATTTTTTTTCTGCCGCTAGCACTGGCCTGTTGTACTACTGCGTCAACAGTCCCCAAGCCGGGTGGTGGGTCATATCGGATCATTGGATGCGGCACGGCTGCACCTCTGAGAATTTGCTACGAGCGGGCAAATAAAGAATGTCCGACTGGATATAAGGTCATCAGCACCGATAACGACGGAATGCGGAAAGAGCTGACGATTGATTGCTCTAAGTAATTAGGTCCGGCGATTGAGTATCAGAGCCGGATAGGTGATCGCTTTTCCGGCTGCTCGGTCTTTGGCGCGTCCATTGCGACGCAGGATGTAAGGCGCGTTTTCCAGCAATCCGGAGGGAACCGTCACAAAGGCACGGGCCGCGTTCACGGTCGGGAATTTGCGCTGGATGGATTGGCGCACGGCTTCAACAATGCCGGGTGGAACACTCATTTTTTTCATCGCACCGGTATCAATCTTGCGGGCATAAGGCTGCGGATTAACGATCATGATCTGCTTGCCGTCCGGCACGTCAGCCACGTCACCTGTCCAGGGCTTGCCCTCGACCACGACCACCCAACTTTCCCGATACCGCCCGGAGCGGACAGGGGAACGCTCTTTGCAGAGCTGAAGAGCTGCCTTGGCCGCCAGGCCCATCACGTTGAATTTGTAGAGAATGAACCCGTCGGGCCGGACGGAGCTTTCCGGCGCACCCTGACGTCCATCCACGTTCGTGGTCCAGTGCGGAGGGGCATCCCCACGCCGCACGGCCGTGTCGCGAGCATTGATCGCAACCCGCGCCAGATAGGCCGACTGCGCCGCTGGTGACAGCGCCTGATCCCGAAACAGGCGGATATTCCGGGCAACACTGCGTGGCGAAGCCATGACTATTTCCTCAGAGCGTTCTGGAGATCCTGTGTGATCTGAGCGTTCCGGTGCGTGAGGAACACAACGTCCAGCGCCCGGACCAGGCGAAACACAAGCGGACGCTCGTCCGCCGTCACACCACTGGCATCACACCATCGATCGACGGCAACCCAGCCAATGGGCTGGGGACGGGAGATGATCCGGATCGTTCCCATGCCTGCACCCAGACCGTCGGTAATCCACGGCCGGTCATGCTGGAGATCGTGCCAGGCCCGCCAGGGCACCTCATTCCAGGGATCCGGGAGAACACGACACTCCAGAGCCGCTTCACGGATCTCCGGAACCTCGTTCTCTCCCATGAATTGGCCCCACTCCATCTCCCACTGGAGTGAGGCAATCAGTTTCCCTCAGAAGCCTTGGCCTGCTCTTCCCGTTCGGCACCGACACGGCCAGCCGCCATCAGGGACAACGTGACAAGGGCTGGATACTGTCCGCCGGACAGCATGTTGCGGAATTCATCCACCGTCAGATCCTGTCCGTCGTCACCTTCCAGTCCCTTGACGCCCAGTACACATTCCTGCGCCAGCGCCTTGCCCTGGCACAGATCGTCGTTGGACGGGGGCAGCGTGTCAGGAGCATAAAATCCCGCGCCAGCCCGAACAGAGCGGTTCAGCTCACGGGCTTCTGCCAGACGCAGCGCATACAGCGTGTCACGATAGGCGGGCGTAAAGCCGCGTGTCGTGATGAAGAACGTGTTGCCTTCAGGGCCGACTTCGATTTCCTCGCCCTGAGAGACACGGTTACGGTCGCGGGAGAAGGCTGACAGCTTTGCCATGTTAATTTTTTCCGTTTGATTTGAGGGTACAAAAAAGCCGCCTCGGAGGGCGGCGGGTGTTTACGTCAGGCTGAATAGCCCCACTGGGCATCAAGCCAGGCGATGCGGCGGACGACCCAGTCCTGAAGATAGAACGGCGCGGAGATCACGTTTGTACCCCAGGCTGCCGTCTCTTTCAGGTAGAGATCAGATCCGATCGGGCCGGAATATTTCCGGATCATTTCCCAGATATTCTGAGGATCCAGAACACCAGATGCCCGGATACGGGACCACAGCCTTGCGACGTCTCCTGTTCCTACGAAATAGGAGAACAGAGCATTCCACGCCGGATCCCCTGTGTGGACGAACCCCACATTTTCAGGAAACGCCCCGGCATCCCCCTGATGATTCCAGACGCAGCCAAGTGTCTCGTCCAGATCGTAGGGGAAGAAATAGGCCGTGCCACCGTTCGCACTCCAGTCCCAGCCGCCGATCAGGACGTTGTTATTGAGACTATCGAACGAGCCGACAATTTCACAGAACATCACATAGAGCAGGAACGACGGGACATTCAGAACTGTGTGGGCTGAGGCGGGATCTGTCGTGCCGTTTACGACGCCCTTGAAGAAGTCGAAAAACCATTGAACGGCGGCATCTTTCGGCTTCTTTGGAGACGTAAACTCCCACAGATCCGGCTGCCATTCCGTCAGAACATTCTGAGGAACATGCTGGGGCTGCAGCAGGTAATGCCCCGGATTTTTCTTGTCCATCAGGAAATCGCCCTCATCAGCCGAGGTGCGCATCATGCAGACGCCAAAGAACGCGCCGTTGAACGACAGGACAGCCGGGTGACAGTCCGTCGAAAACAGCGCACTGGTCTGCCGGTCTGTCTGGTTTAGCGTGGCCTGTTTCCAGGTTTCCGGTGGTGCAATCAGAGACGTGGGATAGTCCAGGGAGCGATAGACCCGCCGCCAGAGTTCGGCTGAAACTGATTCACGGACCAAAGACCGATCGAAAAGTGTCGGATTTCCCGGAATATTCCCATAGGACTTCAGGGTGATCTTTTTTGACGGCAGCCAGTCTCCAACCGAAACCGCGACGTCGTCACCCGAAGCGTTCGAAACCTTGAGCTTCCAGTTCTTCTTGTCAGCTCCTGCAGAAGACTGGCCCTGAATTTCCAGCGTCGTCTTCAGGACCGCTACCGGCTGGCTTCCGACCGAGATCAGAACTGTACCCGAGACGACATCGCCGTTCAGAGGAACACGAGGGACAGAGACGTCAAAATACAGGGGGCAGTTGCCCCGCTGTAATGACAGAGACGTACCAGAGAAGACGTCCATTACTGACCTCCAGCAGCCTTGGCAGCCTCAAGAGCAGCAAGTCGCTTTTCCAGATCAGCAATCCGGATCTTCGCAATTCCCAGCATCAGCATGGCAATTTCGTCATACCGGACGGACTGGTGCATCACAGGCTTGCCGGCCGCATCGACTTCCGGGACACGCTTGGACTGGATGCTGGTGCCGATCCGCACGCCTTCCTTGCCGCCTGCGTCCGTAAACTTCTCTTCAACCGGAACAACAATCTGCTCTTCGGTATATGAGGCATCTTCACCCCACAGACCAAAGTTGGCAGCATCAAGACCCGCCGCAGCAAAAGCACTTTGGATGTCCTGAGCAATGACCCCGATATGCGTCCGAGCATCTGCGCCCTTGGCATCTTCAGCCGCCTTGAGTGTGTAGGTCTTTGGCGTAATCGCATCAAAAACCTGACCGAGCTTAGCACTGTCCGCATAGGCGGGATCTCCAATTGTGCCGATGACCGTCTTGGCCTGCACATCGGATGTCTGGATCGTACCCGTAGCAGCATAAACCGCAGAGAACCGCGCACCGGAACTACCCATGGACACAGCCCCATCGTTCATGGGCTCGAAGGAGCCGCAATCCAGCCGCAGACGAGCGTTCGATGCTGTTCCATCGCCGCCGTCTGCTACGATAGCGGCATCGTAGGCCCGGATACTGAACTCATCGTTTCCGTCTGCGCCATTCCGGAAACTCTTGGGAGCGCAGTTGAAAGCCAGGATCTGCCAGTTTCCGCTGTCATGGCGCCCGACGGCAGACTGAATGGAACGCCCTTTTGCACCAAAGACAGGATTCCCCTGGAAGCCCCACGAGACGTGAAAATCATCTGCTTTCCATGTCGTTGCGTCGTAGCCGCTGTTTTTCTCCAGGAATGAAAAACCGCCTCGGCCGACCCCCGGATTGATATTGACGAGCACCGTATTGGCGTTTGTGGATGGATCGTTCCACCCCACCAGAGAACCAGCGCCAATCATTCCGTTCTGTTTGGCGCTGAAACTGTTGGTGGATAGACACTGCGCCCCGTCCACGTACCCTGCCACTGACGTTGTCTGCGGAAATTGCAGACTGGCCTTGGCCAGGAAGGTCGCTGTTGCCCCAGAGACAGCATCAGCTGCCTGACCGGCAGATTGCACAGCCTGGGCAACAGCTTGCTTCAGCGCGGAAAGGGATGTGGTGTTTCCAGCCAAGGCCGTGTCGGTAGACAGCAGAAAATCTGCAAGCCTGCGAGAGACCGCGTTCCCTGACGTGTCTTTATACTGAACCGTCAGGGCAGAGGCATCGCCACCCGTGAACTTGTCCACGGCAACCACGCCCAGAGTGGTTGGGTTTTGATTTGTAGGCATGATTTTCCCAGGTTTCAGAGGGGTGAAAGCAGCGGGCCATTCGCCCAGGTGCCAGCAAAGAACTGGCTTCCATCCGTCATGACGGTTTCACCGTCCGAGTTCAGAAAAAGGCCAGCCGGCAGGAATTTCATCCCGGCCTGATACTCAGCGGGTGCCCGGTAGCGGCCTCCGTCAGCCACCAGATCGGACGGCAGGGTCTGCGCATCGGACGGAACAGGACGCACAAATCCGTCCTGGTCGATATAGATCTGGCTGCCACCCAGTCCGGACACGGCTGTCAGCAGATCTGCGAGCGTGGCGACCGTATCGCCCGCCTGAAACTGCGTTGCCCCGTCCAGCGGAATGGCTGTCGCCAGACGGGCTGGCGTGGTCTGTGTGGCCGGCATAACCTTCAGCGCCGCGACCAGAGATTTGCCGTCTGTCAGGGACAACTGCCCCAGAGCGTCCAGAGCGGCCATGCCGCCTGCTTTGCCCCGGATGGCCGTCACGGCATCAGAGGCAGCGGTCCCGGCTGCTTCAGCCTTGGCAGCCGCGCTAGCCGCAGATGTTTGGGCGGCTGCTACAGCATCATCCAGACCGATTGCCGCGCTGATGGCCTGTGCCAGAACAAGGATTGTGACCTGATTGGCACCTGTTCCGCCGGCTTTGGTGACGATTCCCAGGAGCGCGTCCGTAGGAGACACGCTGTCCGCAAACGGGAGGCCGGAAATCGGCTGCCCCGGTTGATTGGTTGTTGCCATGTTGTCTCTCTATGCGAGCAGCAGCGTGTCTGTTGCCGATCGGAAAACCTGATTGAGCAACGGGACGCCGGCAGGGGATGTGAGGTGACTGGCCCTGTCCGGAGACAGCAGCTGCGCCACGGAAATTTTCTGGATCTGCGAAGGGCCAAGGGTGAGAACCCGGCCAGCTGGATCTGTCAGCGCGTTCGGCAGAATTGGTGTGCCATCGGCTAGGGAGGGCCAGTCCGGTACGTCGTCCGGATCACTGTCCATGTTGATCTGGACAGTCACGGCTTCCGTGTGACGGCGGCCTTGCAACGTGTGCAAGGTGAGGCTGACCGGCACCAGTGTGTTCGGTTGGCCACCTGCCAGACAGACAACAGCGAGGCCGTTGATCTTGCCGCACCAGAGTACTGTCAGGTCCGAGGACGTGACAGGATCCGGCACCGTGGCAGAGACGGACACAAGCGTGTCACCCGCATCCGCAAGCCAGCGGCGTGGATCCAGTGCGAACTCCAGGACGTCAGCCGGCGCTTTCGGTGCCCAGCTTTGCCGGATCGAGGGAAGCCGGACGCCCCAGAGCGGCGGCGTGCTGGACGCCAGCAGCCGCAGGGTCCGGGCGGACGCCACCGTCACGCCCGGACAGGATATGTCGGTCATGACGTAGGCTTCCTTTATTTTCCGCCAGCAGGAACGGCCGGGATCCGGTCGATCTTGAAGGTTCCGCCCGCTGCCAGAGGATTGCCGGAGATATCGAACGTGGCCACGATGGTGGTGTTCTTGCTGCCGGCATTGATCTGCGGGTTACGGAGGGCTGCGTTCAGGAACGTGAACACGTAGCTGTTGCCAGCCGCGTCCTTGACCGTGATCGCGATCGGCCCCTGCGTGCCAGCGGCATAGAGCTGGTACTCATCCCAGGTCTTGAAGAAGAACTGGAGCTGGCCCGTTGCCAGAATTTCGCCCGGGCGGATCCCGCAGGCATCTGCATGGCCCATGCCGTAATCGGAGCCGGAGCCATTCCGGTTCAGCGTGATCTGGACCTGACGGACACAGCCCGCCGGCGCTTTCCCCTGAATGGTCACGCCGACGAAATTGCCGACCGTGTCAAAGATTTTGCCCGTTGGTGCGGCGGTGTAGGCCGTGGCAGGATCAGCGTCTGCGATGGACTGTCCCTTACAGGTGAAGTCAAACGCGACGGACGAGAAGCTGCCCTGGGCAAAGGTAAGCTGTGCCTGCGTGCAGAAGGAGCCTGGACGCACGATCCACTTGCCGTTCAGCTTTTCGATCAGCGTCCAGGTTTTGACGACCGCACCGTTCTGGGCCGTGTTGCTGTTCCAGTCCGCGCCAAGGACAGCGGCCAGCATGTCATCGTAGGTGCCATACGACAGGGCACCAGACAGGGTGCCGGACGTCGTGGTCTGTGTGACGACCTCCTGAGACGCCTCGATATCCGCGTTGATTTCATCCGGACGCTGCGTTGTCGCCTGGGGGCGGAAATTCTCGCCCGTAAAACGCGTGCTCTGGAATGTCCCGGTCGCCTGGACGCCGTAGTTCTGTTCCAGACCATAGGCAATGGCGGTGTCATTGGACTGGGCACCGGCCTGATACCCTGCTGTCGAGCCCGTGAAGGCCATGGTTTCACCTCATAAAAAAAGCCACCGCGAGGGTGACTGTGTCAGAGAAAATCAGGGGGATGGCAGAGGCAGGACGATATCCTGGTACCGATAGGTGACGGCCAGACTGAACCGCACCCAGTCACCTGTCTGGTCTTTATCGGGCGGATCGTAGGATTTGCCGTCGTAATAGAGACCCTCGGGGGCAGCGCCGTCCGGGACACGGAACGCGACTGACAGAGCCTTGCGGCGTTCGAGTGCCGGCAGAGCCCCATAACCGCGTGGCACGCACAGGTGCAGCCAGATCTGGCCGGTTTCCTCGTCAACGATCTCACCGACGCCGAAGCGATCGCCGTCCGCGCTGGCGACTTCGAACAGAACCCAGGGGTGCTGCTGATCCTCTGTGGCCTGTGCCATCGCATCCAGCACCGGAATGCCAAAAGGGGCCATGGCCGCGGAAGCGCGCTGGAAACCATCCATCCAGACGACGGGAGACGTCATGTTCCACCTGCTGCAAAGAGTTTCCAGCCGCAGATCTGATCACCGTCATAAACGGCTGCCGCATCTGTCAGCGTGTAGGTGCGGCCGCCATCCACGAGACGGTCATCCTTGCGAGGACGGCCATATCCAGCAGCTTGCAGCTCATCATTCAGGATTTCCGCAACGAACGGCATGACCGAAACGCCGGCTTCCAGCGCGGCCGTAGCAGACGGCGCGGAATAGGCGATCAGGTTCACGGCAACGGGAGCTGGAAGGCTGCCATTATTCGCACGGGATAGCGCCATCATGCGGCCTTTACGTCGGATCTGACGACGTCGGCGTTCTGTCTGATACCCCATTACGAAAATCCTGAAGGAAGATATCGCGAGAGCATGGCAGCCGCGTCAGCCGGTAAGCCGCCCGAAGCCATGTCCGGCGTGGCCCAGGACGTGGACCCAACCCCTTGCTCACTTTCCGACTTCAAAAGCGGATCCCGGTCTTTCGCCGCATAGAACGAGCGTGCGGCCGTCAGAACCGCCTGCCTGATATCTGTGGGCATTGTGACAGCAAGCGTCTTACCGTCGTCGTCCACCATTCCAGGAACAGCCCAGCCCGCTCGGTACGACACAGAATAACGCCCAGGCCACCACCACGGACCGATCGGAGGATACAGGATCCCGCAGAGCGGATCGAAATCCCATCCCTCAGCTGGGGCTTGCAGCGACTGTCCATCCAGAAAAATCCCCGCAACAGACAGGACTGGATGTACGCCCAGAATAAGAGACACTCGCCTGTCTCCATGCTGGATACGAATGCGATCAGACCAGTCAGCCACCGTGATCTGACGGCCAATGTAACTCTGAACAGCAGCGGACGCGGCCAGGAGCATATTGGTCAGAACTGCGTCCTGAGAGGTATCATTGTCTGCGATCGACAGTGCTGCCTTGAAGTCAGGCAGCGCCACGAAGGGCAGCAGATCCGCTGCCCCACTGGTCTGGAGTGTCGTCATGATCGTCTCCAGGTTCCAGATCAGCCGCCAGAAGGTGCTGCTGTCAGATCAGAAAAACTGCCATTGATCAGGGCTTCAGGGCGATACACAGCGAGAGCTGCTCGCTCTTCCGCAAGGATCGTGACCATGTTCTTGACGAAGTTGTCGCGATCTTCCGTAGAAATGATGACTGTTGCATCCTCACGATCGAAGATCTGCGCCGCATAGCGGAACGCACCTGTCATGAACTTGCCTGCCGACATAGCCAGCGTTTCAGCGACCGGTAGACCCCACAAGGCTGGACCGGAAAGCCCCATGGGATTGGCGAAGACATAGCGGCTCTGTGCGTCTTTTGTCAGTTCAATCGAAGCCCAGTCTGTCGGGTTCAGAATGTGACCTGTAGCGGGATACTGTGCCAGAACAGCCTGAAGCATAGCCAGACGCAAACGATCGATCATCGTCTCATTTTTGACCGTCACTCCTGCAGGCTTTGCATAAGCCGTGGACTGGACCATCAGACCCTTGATGTTCGTTCCCGTGCCATCGCCGTTCAGGAGCTGGTTGTCTTCGACAAACGCCAGACCATAGCGGAGACGGCCGTCGACGTAGCTGGCCAACATAGGAGCATCAGCCAAGATCTGCTTCGATGCCTGAACCCAATGCGCGATTGTCCGAACTGGCAGGGTTTGCAGATCGAACTGGATATCAGATTGCGGCTTCTGGGTACCCTCAGGAGCAATTGCTGCGTTATTCGTGAAGCCAGTTTCACGAACGTAATCGATGGCACTGGATGCAGTATTGCCCGGCATCAGAAGGTCACGAATAACCAGCGATCGGTTCGGGACGACCTGCACGATACCTGGCTGACGATCGGCAACGACCAGTCCCGTCGTACCGGAAGCGCCAGACGTGCTCGCAGACGTGATGGACTTTACATCCAGCTTCACACGACCACGCCAGGCATCACCTTCTGCCATCACGGCCTTTACTTCTTCCAAACGGATGAAGCGCTGCCCCAAGGAAAGACCTGCATTCGGATCTTCAAGTCCCTTTCCGCGTGAGCCCTTCTGCTCCAGGTCGGTCAAGCGAGCAGCCAGGACGTTCATTTCCGTCAGCGCCTTGTCTGCACTCGCCTTGGTTTCCTTGGTGATTTCACCAAGGCTTTTCATCTCAGCCTGACAGGTATCAGCAAACTTCTTGACCTGGTCGGTTGCCTTGGTGAGATCTGCAGCGGCCTGCTTGTATTCGTTTTCGTTCATCTGTTTTGCCCATAAAAAAAGGCACCCGAAGGTGCCTTGCATTGCGGTATGGTCAGCCTTTTCTGGTCAGAGACCGGCTGCCCCAGTCATATCGGGAAGAGAAAAGCCAGCTAACGGCGAGGACGGCTGCCACAGACGTGAAAACGCATCCACCACATGACGGAAATCATCCGCATATGACGATGCCTTCGTGATCGCCAGCGGCGTTCCCGTCAGTGCTTCATGCGCTTCCTGAAGATGCTGAAGCATGGCGTCGCATTCTTCCTGCGTCGGCGGATGGCCGCCCTTAAGGCTGGACTGATGCAGCCCAATGGCAGCCGCGATCGAAGCCGTCGCCTTGTCCGGGGTCATGGCAGTTTTCAGCCCCCATCGTTCAAAGCGGCGCTTCATCTCTGTGACACGAGACGCGGCATTAGATGGGTCATCCACCAGGCTCACCTCATGAAGGTTGACCCGGTTAATCTGGCGACTAGCCCCGCTGCCCTGGGCAGCCTTGACGGCACCACCCTGAGGAACACTGAAGCCGATGGACAGCCCGCCAAGCGCGCCATCTTTGACTAGGCCGTGCAGGCGCTTGCCGTAATCCGTGTCCATCCCAGAAAGCTTGCCCTTGAGGTGCAGGCCTTTGCTGTCTTCGGATGCATCAGTCCAGACACCAGCAGGCAAGCCGTCACCACCGAACAGACCGTGCATGACGTGCATGGCAATCGTCCGACCCTGCGCCTTGCGCTCGGCCAGTGTCTGGCTGAATGCGCCCGGCATGACGACATCGCCATGGGAATCAACATTCCCGAAGACGCTGCCATACCCCTCGAATGTCCCCGGCTCACCCGAAGAGGCAAACTTGACTTCGAAGGGAGCGGCGAGGAAATCGCCATCAAACATCTGGATCTCCTATAATGCCGGACGAGGCCGGATCTGGTGACGGCTGACCACCCGGAACAGGCTTCAGCGTGGGCTGAACGGCGTTTTTTCCAACATCGGCCAGCGGGATCATCTGCGCCTGAACAGTCAGCACATCGCCGCCTGGCATCGGGGCCATTTCTTCTTTCTCCCGGACTTCATTGGCGGTGAACCAGCCGTTCTGCCGTCCCGCAATGTAGAAGGCCGTTCTTCCTGCCGTATCAGCCCGCAACAGCGCATCGACGTTGTGTTTGGCAAAGTATTTCAGACGATCGGCTGGACTAAGGAGACAGCGGGAAACTGACTGTTCGATCCGGACCAGCCAAGGCATCAGGCCATATTGCAGAAACCAGAGGTTCATCTGCTCCAGGCCAGACCCCCAGGCCGTAGACTTTTCCATACTGCCGATCATGACCGGCTGGACGCCGAACCACCGGCAGATGGTCTGGACGTTGAAGGCACGCGTCTGAAGCAGTTGCGCTGCTTCCGGGTTCAGACCAATGCTTTCAACAGTCCATCCGCCTTCCAGAAGCGGCGTTTTCCCGGCATTGATTGCCCCGGCATAATCTTGCAGGGCAGCTTTTGCCAAGGTCCGCTGATCCTTATCCAGATAGGCGGGAGCCTTGATGTAATTCTGGGTTAGAAGGCCGTTTTTGAAGGTTCTTCCAGCCGTTTCTTCGGCTGCCATAGCCGACCCAAGGCTCTGCCGCCCTACGGTGATGGGGGACAGGCCCATCAAACCATCAAACGAGAAGCCCTTGATATGAAAGATCTGGTCTTCCGTCAGCGTCAGATATTGTTGCTGCCAGGCGTAGGTATAGACGAGCCCACCAGTCTCTGGATCTCGACGCACCGTCATGCGATCCGGACGCAAGGGGTTCAGGGCGATGATCTGCCCCACGCCATTTCGCTGGATCTGGGCAAAGCAGTTTCCCCAAGCCAGCAGGCTGGCCACCATGCAGCCCCAGAACTCGACACCCGTCATGTCCGCGTTCGGCTTGTCGTACAGGATCGAGAACAGGGGGTGTGATCTGGCTGCACTGGACGTGTTTTCTGTTTCCCTCTCGTAAAGCTTGAGCGGAAGTGAGGCGATGGTTTCCGACAGCAGCCGGATGCAGGCCCAGACCGTATCCAGCTGGATGGCACTGTCCACCGTGACCAACTGTCCGGAATGGCTTGGCCCACCCGCCAGAAACGCTCCCAGCCGCAGATCCGTCAGGCTGACACCCGTGACAGACAGCGCCATGGCGTTGGCTGCCTTGGTCAGCAGACCGTTAAAGGCTGTTCGCAACTTCATGCGCTGAGCATTCCACCTTTCAGGAAGTTATCGATATGCCCCCCTTTGGGGGGGGCCGGGTTTTTGGACATGCAGGCAACGGCATCGAACGTAGCCATCAGGGGATCGATCTTCTTTCCGCCTGCCAGTTGCTTGGTGATCTCGATATTGTTGCCCCGTGCCTGGGCTTTGGCGTTGCCAACGGCCCAGGCCATGATGGGACGTCCCCCATGATGGAAAGACCCGTCTGCCAGCTTGCGCTCTAAGGTCTTGATCGGCCCGGTGAGCTTCCAGCCCTGACTGACACCGACGATCTGGCTTTCCTCGATCCCGCGACGGCGAAGCTCAAAGACGATTTCCGCGACCCCAGCTGGATCGAGCCCGATCAGGGCAAGTTTGCCCGATTGGTTGAGGTCCTCTGCGATTTGGCCCAACTCAATGATGTCATCCTGCATGAGAGTGACCAGCACGAGATCATGCTGCTTCTCAAAATCTAGATAACGAGGCGCTTCTTCCTTTCGGATTTTGAGGACGTCGCAAAAGACCCAGCTGCGTTGCCAATGCAGCCACTCGTCAGTCTCGGCGTCACAGCCCAAAACAGCCATGGACAGAAAGTCATCCAGACCGCCGCCATCGATCCCGACCACAAGGACACGGGATCGCCTGACCACCTCTTCCAGGGTGAGATTGGGATCCCCTCGCTGTTCCCAGTATTTCGCACCGGCCCAGGCCTTTTCTCGCAGGGAGAGACCGACTTCGACATTAAGATGCTTGGCCATCCAGACCCGTAACGGGCCTTCACCGGCTTCCTTCTGCTGGTCAAACTGACTGAGAAGGAACTCCTCACTGACCGACAGCCCGTAGTTCGGATTGGTGATGTACCAATTGTCTGGATCTTTGTGTTTCTCAGCCTCGATAAGAGAGGCGGGAAACTCGTAGATGACCGGAAAGAACTTCTTGTTTTCCAGCTTTCCATCCCGGACAGACCGGGCATACTCCAACTTGGATTTAAAGACGCCGGCGGGCTCTTCTTCCGATTGAGTGGACAGGTAGATCACGAAGCCTTCAGGCCGCGAGGACATGCCCCCCATGGCCTCCATGATCATGTTCTCGCCTGCAGGTTTCTTCCCGAACTCCCAAAGCTCATCGATCAGGATGCCGGTCGCCTTCTTGCCGACAACAGCCTGCCCATCAGCGGCCACGACCTTGAGAGTGGCGCCAGTCTGCCGATGGGTGATAATGCGGTTGAACTGTTGGACATGAAAGATGGCGTCCAAATCTGGGTCGTTCAGGACCATATCCCGTGCGGGTTTGAACGCGTTGTCAGCGGCTTCCTTGGTCGGTGCCAGGATCAGAAATTCAGCAGAGCGTCGCCAGTTCAGGACGAGCTGCGTCAGCATGACGCCAGCAGCGATGGTTGATTTCGTGTTCTTCTTGCTGACCAGCAGGAAGAATTCGTTGATATGTCGGACGCCTGTGTCCGGATCGTAGGATCCAAAGAAGGATGACGCGAAATCCTTCAGCCAAGGACGGCAGGACTCACCAATCGTCGGCTCGCCCATCACATCGATGAGCTTCAGAGCATTGAAAACGTCCATGCCCTGCTTGGCAGCGGCAGGGAAGAGAGGTGCGCAGGGGATCAGGCTTTCGCGGGCAATAATCCGCTGTTCCCAATCAGGGCAGGCCGTTGACCAGGTGAGGCTCACAACGGCCGCTGTAATAGCTGCGACCTGTTTGACGGCTTTTTTTATGCCTGATCGTTTTGGTGTCGTTTTCCGTGCCCGAGAGGTTGTTTTGACCGTCCCGTCATTTGCCATTGTTCACCACGAGCTTGGGCTGGCTCATTGGAGCGAACCGACCTGAAGACGCGTTTTCCGCCGCCTCTTTCTGCTGCTCTTTCTTCCCTCTTTTGGCGCCAGCCTTTCCGCCCAGAAGCGCGACAGTCTGTGCAATCGTCTTGAGAGAATTGGTGCGCATCGGGTGGCTGATGGCTTTCATCATGGCATCCCGCCGCCGCGAATTTTCGTCGTTAGCGGTCTCGATTTCGATCGCTTCCGAAATTTCGCCATGGTGCGATGTGATGTCTTCCAGTTCATCGGTCATGCGCTCGGCCAGGCTCAAAAGGCGGCCTTCTAGGTCTTCGGGAATGGCTTCCGCGACGACAGGTGAAGGGCGTTTTTGCGCAACCGGCCTTTGGTGCGCAGTGGTGCGCACTTTGGGAGTGGAAGTGCGCACCTTTTGCGAGGCCGTTTTCTCCCATCCTTCAGACGCGATGCGCTTGCGCAGGGTGCTTTCAGCAATCCCGAATTTCTTGGCAAGCTGGCGGTTTGACAGGCTTCCCGCGCAATAAGCGTTGGCAATTTCCGCCCAGTCTGTTGGCGGTTTCTTCGACATTCTGGACCGTCCTGCGCAGGATGGTGCGCACCTCATTTCGTAATTTCAGGAAAAATTTTCACGCATGGGACTGGCGCGGTTACGCCCCCTGGGCCGGCCTGAAGATCTGACCCACCCCCTTCAATCCGTACCATTTCGGTATGGTTTGACGTGTCGAGATGAAAAAACGGCAGTTTTCCGCCATTTTCACCAGTTTTTTGCCGTTCGCCTTGCTCTGGCCTGTGCCGTCTTGGCCGTGTGGCACGAACCACAGAGCAGCTGGACGTTTAATGGGTCCAGCTTCGCGCCGCCGTCCTTCAACTCAATGATGTGATCACCGAAGATCCGGCATCCCGTTCGGCCACAGCGCTCGCAGACGCGTCCACGTTGTTTGAGGATGGTGGCCATCAGGCTTCGCCATTCCTTCGACACGTAGAACGCATCCGCAGTCTTGGGAGGGACGCGGGCAATGCTGGTGTCCAGCACTGCTAACCCGCTGTTGATGCAACGTAGCAGTGCCATGACACTCTTTCGCCGTCAGTTAGTTGGAAATAAGGACTTCGCCACGCTTAACGGAAGCATGGGGATTGATTGAGTAGTTCACTTCCACGCTCTCGATCTGAAACCGTTTGAATGTCTCCCGAACCTCAGGGCGATCATTCAAAGAGAGAATGAACCGGCCTTGGATAGCGGATAGAACGTCTGCCATCTGCTCGAACTGATCACGACTGAAGGGCGCTTTGTAGTCTGTTTCGTTCCCCCAATAGGGAGGGTCGAGATAGAACAGCGTTCCTGGCTTGTCATAGCGCTTGATGATGTCCTGCCAAGGCAGGCACTCGATAACTACCCGCGAAAGGCGCGCATGCACGTCTTCAAGGATCGGTCCAAGCTTGGCGACATCAAACCGGGCCGATGTGCTGGTAGTAACGCCGAAAGCTGTCCATTTCGGATTGCCGCCAAAGGCTGTGCGTTGGAGATACAAGAAGCGGACGGCTCGCTCGAGATCCGTCAAAGAGCTGCGTTCTGCCCTTCGGAGTCGCTCGAATTGCTCACGGCTAGTCACTTGCCAACGCAGCATATCCATCAGGGGCACATAATGGCGCTGAAGGATCCGGAACAGGTTGGCAATGTCACCATTCAGGTCGTTGAGGATCTCACACCGCGCCTGAAAAGGACGCCGCAGAAAAATGCCGCCCATGCCCGAAAAAGGCTCGACGTAGACGGCATGGGGAACGTTCTGAATTCGACCGATGATGGTCTTCGCCAGAACACGTTTTCCACCCAGATAAGGCGCAACAGGACGTACTGGTGCGACAGGGACAAGTCCCTGATTCGACTCCCTCATTTATTTACCCGATAAAAGCCCCGCCACTGCAGTGGTCGGTGGGGCAGCTTCGCTGTGGGTGTTGGTAGCACCCGGATCAGCTGTGTAAGCAGCTTATCCCCCACCACAGGACTGCGTCCAATCACATGGCAGGAAGCTGGTCAGGCCTTGGAGATATCCAAAGGAACCTGAATGAAGGCGGCGTCCGGAGAGGCGCGCTCGTGAAATCGGATGTAACTGCGAGAGGCATTGACCTTCACCGCGTCAGTGATGGCCTGCATGGCGCGCTTCCATTCCTCATCGTCAATCGAAAGACGGCGCAAGCCAAGGATCTTTGAGACGTTCAGCTTGCCTTCCTTCCCGACGTCAAAGGCATCGGTGACAACAGCGCGGATGTTGGCGTTCCCGCCTTCTGTCCAGCGCGTCAGGCAGCTGTCCACCAGCTCCTTGGCGATCTGGAGTTCAGGGCCGAAGGTGATGGTGTCACTGATGGCGATGGTCACGCGCTCACAGCCGTCATAGGTCGACAGCGTCAGATTGCCCTTCGCACCGCCTTTCTTGGCTCCATACTGTTCAGCCAGAAGGTCCAGAAAAGCCCGGATATCGCTGTCCGCATCCTCACGAAACTGGCGCATCCCATCCCGAATGGAGCGGGCGCGCTCAAAGAGCTTTTTGACCAGTTCGTCCTGGAGAAGATCTTCCGGCTTCACGTTCGCACGCGGGACAAGGCGTCCTGCGGAATCTGTCATGTAGTCGTCAGGATTGTGGCTCATGCCTGTTCTCGCTTGCGCTTGGCTTCAATCTCACGGGCACGGCGCGCCTCGGCAGCGGCCCAGAGCTTCATTCCAGGCATTCGGGCGTATTGCGCTGTACGTTCGTAGCGCTCGGCAGCGCGCGTCCAGAAGTTTACGTTCTCGGCTCTGATTTCATCAGGCGTCTCAGGGCGTCGTCGGTATCGGGTGCTCATAGCGTTCTCCAATAATGGCCGACGCCGCCGCTTCATGAGGCGTCAGTCTTTCAGGTAATTGCCGCCGCCATCGCCCTCTCGGACGTGGGCGTATCGTGTCGTGGTCTTCAGGTCGGAATGTCCCAAAGTCTGCTGGACGACGTGCGCTGGCGCGCCATTGTCCAGGGCGTGTGAGGCGTGGGCGTGCCGGAACCAGTGCGCAGAGGCATCAGGCAATCCGGCACGCTTCGCCGCCCGCTTCACGAGGCGATGTGCAGCTCTCAAGTGAAGCGGGCTCCCATCGTGGCCGGGGACAACAGGCGTATCGGGACGCCAGTCGTCTGCTCTCACAGCCACGATCTCTTTCCACAGCTTTGCGGGGACAAGCACATGGCGTGTCTTGTTTCCCTTGCCGAACACGGAGGCCACGCCTCCCTGTTGACGCCGTGTCATGTCTCGCCATTTGAGGGCGCACATCTCTGAGATGCGCAGCCCCATGAAATACAGAACGCGGAGCGCGACCCGCTTTCGCGGGCAGGGCTCCTGTTCGATGATGCGCTTTACATCCTCTTCTGTGAGGATCCGCTCGCTGAGACGATCGCGCCCGCGCTCCAGGCGAAGCGCTGCGCCAACGTCCACATCCAGAAAACCAACGCGGACCCCGAAGGCCAGAGCCGATTTGACGGACGCCAACTTTCGACGGCGCGTGGCGTCTGATCCTGCGAGGCCATCAAACCAGCCTTGCAGGTCATCCAGGACAACATCCGCAAGCGGCTTGCCTGCCCACTGGCGGAACGCGCCCACATCCGCACGATAGGCGCGGGACGTGTTCGCGGACCGGTTGTGGAGCCACATATTCACGAGGCGATCGTCATCAGAGATACGGGGCTTTTTCGCGTCCGTCGCTGGCGCCATTGGCCCAACTCTCCGACAAGGTATTGAATTATAAGGGTTTCCGATCCTGCGGAGACCCTGAAAAACCGTCAGATAACAGGTATTATCAGACGGGTTCTGAACCCTTCCAGCGGGTTATCTGACACTCAGCCCGCATAGGCTTGTCAGATAACTCCGGGTTATCGTGTCGGCTTTTGGCCTGGTCAGTCAGAAGGCGATCCGCCTTTCTTTCGACCACGATCACCCAACTTGGGACCGCGTGCCAGGACAGATTGATACAATCCTGAGCCACCGGCTTCTATTGCCTGAGCTTCGAGATCCCGACGAAAACTGGCGAGGATTTTTCGCATAAAGGCCGGGTTGGCCTGCATGATGCGACTATCCCAGCCATTCTTCTGCCAACGCTGTTCGGTACACCGGACAACTGCTGAACCGACCAGGCGGAAAGATTTTTCGCGCTTGCCCCAGATAGAGACATCAGCGCGATGAATATAAGTGCGATCAAAGATGACGGGCACGCAAAGCGCCCGCACACCATCGACCGCAAGCACATAATAGTGCTGCGCGCCGCGACGGCACACGTCGCCTGCGCTCGCAGGTGCGAGTGTCCGCATTTCTGATTCACTTTTGGGGAGGGCAAAAAGCCAATAAAAAAGGCGTGCACTGTTTCCAGTCACACGCCTTCGTAGAGGTTAGAGGTTTACTGTCCATTCCTGTTTCAGGTCAACAGGTTTTTAGTGGATTTGGTTTGCCTCATAATAATCGCCCAGCTGTTCCAGGAGCAGTTCGACAGCACCCGTCATGCTCTGGCGATTCTTTCCGTACATCTCAGCAATCTTTGCTACTGACAGTCCGTCCAGAACAAGAAGGACCAAGAGATCCGAAGCATAACGCCCTAACGTCCGTCTAACGCCCTCACATCGCGCCACCGCTGCTGAACGTGCCAGCATCATGTCTTCCAGCGTTCCCTGACCGGTAGAGCGGCGCTCTGGATCAGCAGCCCCCATAATTCCAGTCTCGAAGTCACGTGCCCAACGCTGCGCAGCATCTACATGCCATTGTCTAATCGTTCCACTGCGCAAAAGGCTGTAAAGCCCAACGCCACGGCGCATGACTTCAATTGTTTTCTTGTTCCTCTCCAGTTCTGCAAAAGTAATTCGTTCAGCCCAAGCCCCCATCAAGGGGACCATTTCTTCTTTAAGGTCTTTTTTTGCCTCAACGGCAGTAGTCATTTGCATTCCACGTTCATGTGGGGTTGCGCTTACAAAATCGGCCGTCGGCATCCCGGTTCGATGTAAACCGAGCCAGACGGGCCTGAAGGGTGACAATCTCCAGGGCTTGGTTCGCTACTGTCTTTGCCATTGTGTCAGCGCGCTGTTGCGCCTGGTCGCGTTCGAGGCAGACAGTATCGAATTCGGAATAGGTGAGGCGGGCAAGGGCGCGTCTGAAAAACATGCGTCAGATCCAGCCAATAGCAGGCGCACCAGTGTGCCCATGCTCAAAAACAAACCAAGCGAAAGCAACTGTTCCGTTCTTTGCCTTCACGCCAGATCCGCCAGGCGGCATCGACATGCGACGACTTGATACCCAGACGCGGGCCAGGGGGACGGTTCCGAACCACTCTCTACGCTTAATTCCTTCGAGGAAGGCCAACCGTAGCAGGACACAGACCCGATCAGTCGTATGTTCCAACGCACAATCAATGAACTCACGAGCCAGATTGTAGGGCGGATTGCTGACGACGCTGTCGGGGCGCCATGTTTCTAAAGACACATAGAAATTTTGTATTGCGGCCGGAGGCCAGCGCGGCTTGATGTCGCTGCCGAAAGAAAAGATTCCTTTCATTTCTAAGCGCTTTACGATGTTTCCTCCACCGCAGCACGGGTCAAGGACGAGCCCGACGAATTTGCGCTCTGCGTCCATGAGGGCGTCCACCGCCCAAGCCGGTTCCACGTACCAGTCATCTGCATGCCGATCATATCCAGAAGCCCTCATGCCGCTTGCTCCTGCGGACGGTACCAGGAGAGATACGCGTCCCGCTCGACTGCGCAGGAAGGAAGCCCATTGGCCTTCGCAACCTCTGGCCATTCACGCGTCATCGCTGTGAAATCACGGTTTGCGGCCAGCATTTCATTCCGGAGCTTCTGAGCCCTGGCATAATCGTCCAGGGCTTTGCTCTCCCAATCCTGCAGCGTAGGTGGTTCAGGCACGGGATCGGTTGTCACTCCTGCCTGATAATCCGCAAAGAAGCGCTCGATCGGTTTACAGAAAGCACCCATTCGGTTGGCAGTATCGCCGTTCAGGGCCATTTTCTCGGTGTGCTGCTTTACAGCTTCAACCAGAACATCAGCCGGAACACCTGCTCGAAGGAAGCGACCGCAGATGCTCTTGGCGAAACCGGCCTGACCGTCAGGGAGGCGTCCAATCTTGAGAACGCGGGCTACCGTCTGAGAAATCAGGGCTTCTGGAATTTCAAGCGCCTGCTTTTCGGTTTGAGTTTCCAGGTCGGTTCCGGTTTTGGTTTCTGCCGGTTTCGTAGATTTAGAGTTAGAAAGGTTATTATCTCTCTCTAATTCTAGATCTACGGGAAACCCAGAAACCGGTTTAGAAACCGAAACCTCGGAAACCAAAACCGCTTTTGAAAACTGGTTTTGGTTTTCGGCATCCGAATTTCGGCCACCAGAGACGGGAGATAGAAGGCGCATTTCACGCTGTGCGATGGCCTCACGTTCCCGACGTTCCCGAGCCGCCTCGGCCGTCTCGCCTTTGCGTGGACGGCCCCCCTTAGCAGCGTTGGCGCGGGAGGTCATAGCCTTCACACCCGCACCAGGAGCAAATTCACCGGCCTCTTGGCGCTCTTGAAACTCTTCCAGGCGGCGTTGCCGTTCGGCACGTGCTTCAGCACGCTCCAGGCGACGGATATGGCGTTCTACGAGATGAGGGCTGTAAAGCGCCCCATCCTCATCGCGGAGGATGAAGCGGGTAAACTCGAGTTCTGGCAGAACACGTCGAAGAACGTCTGCGCTCTCGCACGCCATCTGCGCCACCTGGGCATCATCCAACGCACGGCCGCCAACGCGGAACACGACGTCCCGAGCAGCTTTCAGGGCATCCATCAGAGAGTGGAACACCCCCCGCTGTTCGGCCGGCAAAACTTTCAGGAATGCCATCGACGGAACATTGTCACGGTCAAACGTGGCTGGGATCTGGATCGTCATGGCTGCGATCCCTTCTTGATACGGGACCGAACGGCACGAAGGCCATGGCTTACTGCCGTCTGCAGCTTGCAAAGTTCGGCTTCGAGTTCGACAGCCTCACCATCATCGATAACGCCGTCAGCCATGATCCGGACAGTCGTCGTCATGGTGTCGCCTGCGCGCTTGGCCACCAGTTCCATGCTGGACGGAATATGTCCTTCCCCAACATGAACCGGCACCAGGACATATCCGAGATGTTGCGCCATGACCGAAAGAATCAGTGGTTCCTGGGCAAATTCATCGAGGGCGACAGCCACGTCCACCGGAATGACCGAGGAAGAATGGCGCTTCTGGTATTCAGAGATCCGCGCACGACTGACTCGTGAAGCCTCAGCTGCTGGATCTACACCGCCGATAGCTTTGACGGCCATCTGAGTGGCTGTCTTGATGCGGGAAACCAACGTCATGCGCGATCTCCTTGCATAGTGGTCGAGGACTCGCGTCCCCGACCACGATCGTCCATCCTGTAGTCACCACAACCAACAGGAGACGATTCTAATGTCCGTCGACGCAGATATTGAAACCCTACAAGCTGAAATCCGTGCATTAGTGCAAATAATGAGAGACCTACTATTTTCTTCTTTGCAAAACTCAAAGGACCCAAAGAAGTTTTTAGATGACTTCCGGATTGCTTCTGACAATACTCGCAAAAATCTCGATGATATTTGTGTGGATCTAGCAATGCAGGGCATGTCTGATGTTTCCAGCAAAGCAGATGATACAAGCTATGCTGTTGAACGGTTTTCGAAGGAGATCGTCGAGGGGATCTCAATAGGCGACTAACCATTTGATCAGACGTTTGAGGAGCCCTTGTCACTGTAGGGACTTGCCTCTGCAAGACAGCATCTTGCTGACGGCGGCATGAGCGGAGTTTACGCTTGAGGGCATGAAGGATGCTCATGCTGCTTTTTCCGCATTTGGCCGGACGATAACATTTTCCGGCCAAGTGGCATTCAGTGGCCAATTGGAGGAAAAGAATTCGACAACGCGGTTAAAGGTATCAACCCGGCAGCCTCCGCCAGTACGTAACCGAGAAAAGAAATTTCCGTCACATCCTGCGAGATTGGCGACACGAGCCTCGGAAATCCCACGCGCCTCGGCCATGGTCTCTGCAAGGCAAACAAGTTGTTTCCGGTAATCCAGCATCATCACTCCAAATGCGATACTTCCATCGCACTCGGTACGATACTCATATCGCACGACAATGACAAGCTCATGCGACAGAATTATCGCATGAGCTACGAATTGCTATTGGCCCGTATTGATGAGCGCCTGAAGGCGACTGGCATGTCTGAACGCAAGGCATGCATAACTGCTGATGTCGGTTTGAACACGATCCGACATATCAGAAAACGTGGTCACGCTCCTAAGCCAATAAACCTCCAAAAATTGGCTGTAGCTCTTGGAGTGAACCCATCCTACTTCCTTGATGCGGCGGCAGGCGGCGAGCCTGTTCAAAGTACGCAATCTTCTGAGGCACAAGAAATCCCCGTAGGAACAGTCTTTGTGAAAGGAGCTGTTCAAGCCGGATTATGGCAGGAAGCATTGGATTGGCCGGCTGAAGACTGGCGAGCAATTAACGTGCCTGCTGATAACCGCTTCATTGGCATTGAGCGGTTTGGCTTACTGGTTCGTGGTAGCAGCATGAACCGCGTCTACCCAGAAGGAAGCATTGCGATAGCCGTGCGAACTGACTGCATTGGAAGAATGCCTCGAACTGGCGAGCGGGTCGTCGTAGTGAAACGTGGTGAGAGCGGCCTTGAAGCAACTATCAAAAAGTACGAAGAAACGGCTGAAGGTAGACGAATTTTATGGCCTGAAAGCTATGATCCAGCATTCCAAACTCCACTAATTTTGGATGATGTAGCGCTGGCATTATCTCAAGACGGTCATGATGCGGATCATGCCTCTGCATTAGATCTAGAAATCATCGCAATCGTGGTTGGTAGCTACCGCCCGGAATAAAGTGCGATAGTTTTGTCGCATTTCCTCTTGATGGCGATAAAACTATCGCATAACGATACTCCTATCGCACCGACGCGATGGAGATCGATATGTCATTGCCCGCAGGTGAGGCGCGCCAGTCTCACACACTCATCAGTTTTGACGTTGCGAAAGCGCTTATCATCCTGCGCCGCAACATGCCGGACAGCTTTCATAGCCTTTCAGGCTTAAAGCTTGTCGCATCCCGCGCTTATGTCCCTGTTTTCGTCATGCTTGGCGAAGCCGATCACTGGGACATGATTGCGAATTATGCCCTGCAGCATCAGGACGCGCTTCTTCCCAACGGTATCCGGTGGGCATTTGTGACGGTTTTCCGTGACATCGCGAATACATGGCGCTGCCGTGCGCCTTCGCGCCAGCTGACCCATGACATGGGAGCAGCAGCATGAACGCGAAAAAAATGGCAGAAATTCACCAAAGTCTTATGGATGTTTTGGGGGGAGAGCCGTCAATTGAAGGTCTATTTGCACTCTCAATGACGCTTTCTTGCGGCCTAATTGGGATATCTAAAGGGAAAGAAGATTCCTTAGTAGGCCTTGATAAATTCTCCAAAATGACACGTGAGAATATTCAGGAGAATTACAAAGCCATTGCTAATAGGTTGGTCCATCTTCATGGACGAGGGGAAGCATAATGCGTCCGCTTCATCCTCTTCTCCGCGGCCACACCGATCAGACTTTTGCGGAATATCTTTCCGATCGTCCGCTGGCAGTTCAGATGAAAGCACGGGAGCGTCGGGTTTGCCTTGTGCACGCACGGGCAAGAGCCGCAGATGCTTCGATCCCAGGCATTGCCAAGGCTTATACTGCCACAGCTGAAGCCGTTGAAGCGGAACTGGTCGCTCTGCTCCACGCCACGAAGCCGGAAGAGGTCATTCCATTTCCTGAGCCTCCAGTCCGTGGTCCTCAGACGATGCAAGATCTGCTGATGCGCACTGAGGCCGCAAAGGCATCCGGTCGCCTTGCTAGCTTCCTGCGCTTTTGCACCGACCTTCTGCCAGGAGGGCGTGATGTCCACTGAAGCAAAAGCACCTGAAATGTTCACGGTCTGCATGCTTGGCGTTCGCCCTCGGCCGTACGCTGGCCAGCGTTACACCGAATACAAAGACGCTGAGCAGCAGGCCAAAGAAGACGTCCGAGAGACGCTGTGCGACCACGATATTTACTTGGGAAATCGCCTGGTCGCCACGGTCTGCTCACCGACTTTTGCAGGAAAAATCAAGGTCGATCTGACTGAGCTGGGGAGCCGCTTTGCATGAACACAGTGCTTAAAGCGGAGCGCAGCACCGACATGCTGCTTGCCCTCCAAGAAAATGGAATGGCGACGAAATTGAAACGGCGGTCGTCCCCATTGGAGCGAGCTGACCGCGTTATCGCAGAGCTTGAGCGGATGGGCTGGGAAATAGTGCGGAGGGAGGAAAAGGCATGAACGGCCTCCATTCAGACATGCGCCAACTGCGCAAACAGGCCGCTGCTCTCGGCTGGACAGCCGGACGCAGCAACGGCGGGCATCTCAGGTGGACGCACGAAACAGGCGGGATTGTCTTCAGCTCATCCATGCCAGGCGACGTCCGATCAATCCGCAACACACTCGCCCAGATCAAGCGCAGCACTCCGAAGGGAGGCAAGAAATGAGCCAGAACACGGAGCAGAACGTGCGGACGCGGGAAGAGCAGGCGGAGGCATTGGCATACCAAGTATTCACCGGGATTATGGGCGCCACGAAGAAGCGCCACGAATTTGCCGTTGCTCACATCCTCGAAGCCGAAGCGCGAGGTGCGGCGGAAGAGCGCCGTAAGTCCTTTTTGCAGAAGGTGGCAGACGCTTCAGAGCACCTTGAAAACCGGCCAGATATTCAGGCGTGGCAGGAGAGCCGAAGCGAGTTCTTTGATGCTCAAATTCTGGAAATAGTCACCGAATATGCTGCTTGGAGAGACAGGAAGGATGCGGGAGAGCAAGAGCCGGTCATGTGGCAAAAGCAGCTCTTAGACGGAACTTGGTCATGGAGCACATGCCATGCTGCCCATGAAGCAAATGGGACGCCTACCCGCGCCCTCTACACCCGCCCCGCCAACGTCGCCGCGCTGGAAGCGAGGGTGAAGGCGTTGGAAGGCGTGCTGCAAAAGGCAGACGAGTTCGTTACGAACGGGATTGAGTTCGGTTACATTCGTATGCCTGACGCAGATACTCCCGATACTGCTCTAGCAACACCTGGCATTATCCGCGCTGCCCTCACACGCGAGGGAGGGGTGTGATGCGGGCAGTTCCTATCAGGCAAGCAGAAGCATTTGCTTTTATCGACGCTTTGCACCGGCACCATAAACGCCCGACTGGGTGGCTTTTTGGTATTGGGGCCAGAGACGCAGCCGGGAAACTTGTTGGCGTATGCGTGGTCGGTCGCCCTTCGGCTCGTCATTGTGACGATGGGTTCACGGTGGAGGTTACGCGCCTCTGCACTGACGGCACACGAAACGCTTGCTCGTTTTTGTATTCGGCAGCTTGGCGAGCTGCGCGTGCGATTGGGTATATACGGGCTTGCACCTTCATCATGCCGGAAGAGGGCGGCGCATCGCTACGAGCTTCAGGTTGGAAAAAGCACGGAGAAACCCGTGGGGAGCCGTGGGGCAGAGGGTCGAGGCCGCGCGAAGATAAGCATCCAATCGGATGCAAAGAGCGGTGGTGTGTAGGAATGTGGGTAGACTGCGCAGGAGACCCGGCATGAGCGGGCGGACGGATACAGCCCGGCTGCGCAAGGCTTGGCGTGCGCAGATAATGGATCCCGACTACGATCTAGGTGAGATTATTTACGCCCCTACGGCAAGCAAAGCGCGATATCAGACACTCCGTAGAGCAAACTGTGAATCAATCACCCTCACCGGCATCCGCGTAAAGCGGACGCCGGATAATGACATCATCTTGCCAGCAGTCGATGCGGTCACCGCTGCGCTGGATGAAGAGGCAAAATCAGTCCTGAACCACACTTTGATAAACAAGAGGTTTTACACGGCGAAGGACGACAAGGCGATTTGCAGCCTGGTTCAGGCTGGCCTGCTTGAGGATACGGGCAGAGGCTGGAACGCAGGAGAGTCCTATTTCGTCCTGACGGACGCTGGACATACAGCAGCCGTGTCTTTGAGGCCGATTTATCCAGAATATCCGGAGTATCGAGCATGAGAGGGCGGACGGATACGGATCAGTACATCATCGTGGATCTGCGCTCCGCATGGGCGCGCAAGCCGTTTATCTCCTTCTGGCGCCCTGATTTTGCAGGGTACGCATACCCGCTTTCATGGGCCGGTGACTACAGTCGAGCTACCGTCATTGAGAAAGGTAGCTACCTTACAAGACGTCGATATTCTGCCACGACTGACAGGGACACTGGTAAGTGGGAGTGCTTTGCAGTCCTGCGATCTGTCGCAGAAGCGATCGGTATCGAGCCACCGCCTGGTCAGATCGACGGGAACGCTGGACCTGTCGTGGTCAACAATAAACAGAACAGGGATTACCTGATCGCAAACCGACTGCGACTGCCACGAGCAGCCATGGACGCGGAGGAACGGGGATGAGGGACAAGCGCCTCTATACGTACCGTGAGGCAGCCGACTACTTGGCTATCTCTGAATCATCTTTTCGGACGGCCGTCGCACCGCATTGCCGAAAACTCTCTCCCGTGCCTGGTCGAGTAGCTTGGGCACGAGAAGATCTTGACGCATGGGTGGACGGACTACTGGGGACGAAACGGCAAAGCGTTCCTACACCAGTGTTGCCGGTTAACCCCCTGGATCGTTTCGTGACGTGACCATTATCCGCCTGAAATATATCCAGAAGGTTAAAGATCGATACGGCAAGTACAGACTTTATTTCCGGAGGCCAGGACATCAGTCTATCCGGCTTCCGGCCCAAGAAGATGCCCGGTTCTTGCTCGCCTATCAGGAGGCCTTGGCGAGAACGGAGACAATCGAACGGCCGCCAGTTCCGAAGACGCTTGCCCACCTGATCGACCTGTGGATCCGTTCCGCCCGGTTTATGGCTTTAGGCAAAAACACCCAGACGAACTATCGACGACTATTAATGTCGATTCAGAAAGCGCCGTATGCAGACGATTATGTGGAGCATTTTCAGACCCTCCACTTGCGCCGATTTGTTGCCGAGTTCGCGGATAGGCCAGCAGCAGCAAACCACCGGATCAAACTTTTTCGTATGCTGTTCGATTATGCCGTCGATGATGGCTGGCGTGCAGATAATCCGGCTATCCCGCTCAAGCGATACAAAGAAAAGGCCGATGGGGCTGAGACCTGGTCGGACGAGCAGATCCAGCAATATGAAGAGCACTGGCCAAGTGGATCTGTGCAGCGTCGCGCCTTGGCACTCTTGCTCTATACAGGACAGCGCCGTAGCGACGTTGTGAGGATGGAGCGGAAGCACCTGCGCGGGGACATTATCGAGGTCACTCAGCAGAAAACCGGAACAGCATTGATGATACCGGTCCACCCAAATCTAATGGCCGAACTATTGCAGGCACCTGAAAAAGGAAATTTCTTACAACGTCGTAATGGAGAAGCGTTTACAGCGAACGGATTCTATATGCGCTTCAAGTCATGGCGAAACGCAGCAGGCCTACCAGACGGTCTCAGCCCCCATGGCCTGAGAAAAGCCGCAGCGCGTCGATTGGCAGAGGCTGGATGCACGGCTCATCAGATTGCCGCGATAACGGGGCATGCAACGCTGTCAGAGGTCCAGAGATACACACGTGCTGTTGACCAGGAGAAGCTGGCAAGAGAGGCGATGAAACGGATGGACGCTGTAAAACAATCCCCGGAAACTGTAAAACAGTCCTAA